ATTAATATAAGTTCATTATACCGTATTTTAAACAAAGCATAAAAAAACCTGTCTTCAACAGGGTCATTTAAGAATGGTGGCTCCGGCCAGAATTGAACTGGCGACACACGGATTTTCAGTCCGTTGCCTATTTACAATTACCCTTTATTTATAAGGATATTTTGATACATTATTAATTATTGACTACTTCTTGACTATCTAAAATAATAAATATTCTTCAGATAAAATGTTTATTTGCTTTATTATTAAAGCCTCATATTCTAGTTGTAAAATACATTACATAGTATACTTAATCGTGCAAATAAAATAAAGAGGAAGTTTTTTGGAAAAATAGGCGCGAGTGAAGATGTTTCTAGTTCATACTTAAATTAGAGTGATAAATGCATCACTGAAAGGAATCAAAGTATGAATAAAGAATTATTAGTATTATTAATTGCAATCGGATACGCTAACGCAAAGGCGAAGCATTCACTACCAAATGAGATTGGATTTATCGATGATGTAGCAGAATTTATAAGGTTTCATAGTAAAGACGTAGAAAAGAGAATCAAATAAATAATACCCTCATTTGTGAGGGTATTATTGTCTTTCTCTACCAAACAGATAACCAAGAATCATTACAACAATTTGCTTAGCTATATCGAACAAATCTTTTGCTGCAGAATTGTGACCTCCAGCAATTAATATGACATCTAGGAAGTAAATTGCAAAAATTCCATAAAATATTAACTTTAATAAATCAAACAAACTATTTTTGATATTTCTATTATTTTCTCTATCCTTAGCATCTTGTTCAATTCTTGCTTTAGCCTCTATAGCTTTTATATTGTCATCAATACTCAAATTATTATCTGGAGGCAAATCTATTTCACTTTTAACCCTGTCCCATTCAATTGGACTACCTTTGATATATGACGTAGATGTTTTAGGAAACACCATTCGGAGTTGTTCTTCACTCTGTCTTTCTGTATCTGGAGTGAAATCTAACTTCATTTTATCCTGTTTATCGTTTGAATCATCTTCTTTAGTTACTGATGTAACTTGACTCATTTTTTATATCCTCTAAATTCATAATTTCGTTCTTGGAATTATAAGCTTTCATCCAAGCACTATTTGTATTTTCATGAGTCAGTTCGGATAATTCAATTCCTGTTTTACTGTAGAATTTTATAATCACCTTATCCATTATTTCTTTTAGTTCTAGATCTTTTTCTTCATCTACAACGTAAGCAATACCTTTTGCATCAGTTGCATATTTATCAATACTATCGGACTCAAAGGATTTAAACTCATCATAAACTGATCTTACAACTGGTCCATATTGCCACGCCTCAATAGGATCGTTAAATAAGAGAATTCTATACTCGGTGTAATACTCCTTAAATATTATGTACATTAGCTTTTGCAACTTCATAGGGGTAATCTTCTTTCCGTTCAACATGAACCGTTGAAGAATACTATTGGCTATGATTGTTGCAGAATATTTTGCTGCGGTATCCACGGTAAACCTCCCCTCTTCTTTTACATCTTTATTATACACACTAATAAACAACCGTAAACACTTAAATGCTCATTTATTAATTAATTTCATCTAATAAAAATTGTTATTAATAATAACGCCAAATAATCATATTGTCAATAAAAAAATACCCCTCATAATGAGGGGTTACTCTTCGATATCACTATCAACTTTTCTACCTTTATTCTTTTGAATTAAAATGAAATCTTCAACCTTCTTCATTCGAACATCGAGTTTTTGATGTTCTTCTTGATGATCCTTTTGAAATCGTTCATTTTCACTTCGAATCGATTTAAGTGTTTCGTCCATCGTTTTCAACGTTGCTTCAAGTATGCCCTGCGCTTTACCTTCTTGAAGTTTTTTCGAATCGCGTTTCGCTTGAAAACCTAAATAACCATAAACAGATCCAACAATCGCTATTAGTAATCCAATAGTAATCGGTGTGTTCCCATCCATCTTAGCCAATCCCCTTTCAATCTTAACTTATTTTTCTTTTGGTTATTATGAATGAGATAGTATTTCAAACTTTGATATTCGTTAATAAGAATATTAATCATAAAAACCATCCTTCACTCAATCTGTTCTGAAGTATACGTACAGTCCTAGAAACTTCACTAATTACTCCATCTGGAACTAATCCAAGTTTGCGTTGAAGTGCTGTTAAAGTTGGTTTATCAAGTTGGCCATTTACTTTCATTCCTAATAACTTCTGCAGCTCTTTAACCCACATTGAACCTTTAACACCAAAAGTAACCTTTTTAATGTTATTTCTACTTCCATTTTGCCCACTTGTTATTCCATCAACAATTATGTTTAGATTATGATGCTCTTTAAGATATGTTTGAATATCCCTAGTGAACTGATCATTCCATATACCATTGATATAATGTTCTTGGTAGTCGAATTTTTCAGGATCAATATACTCTCCAGTTGAGATCCTTTTTAAGCCTAAATGTAAATGGATACCACTAGATAATCCAGTATTACCAGTTAAACCTATTACTTGACTTTTTTCAACTCTTTCAAGCTTATTAACTGATTTTGAATCAAGATGTCTATGAATGGCAATTAGATCTATTCTTGGATAAGCTACATCAACAAAATTACCCACCGTATTGTTAAATCCTACGTCATGAATATAACCTTTCTCAACTCCAAAAAGAGGAAGATAACGCTTTTGTGTTGCGTAGTCTACTCCTTGATGATATTGTGGTTTACCGGTAATTGGGTGATCGCGCCAACCATAGAGAGAACGTCCTGTAGGCTTAGTATATGTATCCGTTCCGAATATGGCTTCCGCTATCTTCATTGAGTAACCTCAGGACGTTTAATATCCTGGTCTTCTTCGAAATGACGTTTTAGTAATGCCATAAAATCTTGAATGAAATTAGTTATACCATCTTCTCCATATTTTTCTTCATATAATTGAACTAAATCATTTATAGTACGTGCAAATGTTGGAACAGTTTGTTTTAAACTTAATGCTTTACCATCAAGATAAGTTTCAACAACGATATATGCTAACGGAAATACAATAACCCCAATCTGACCAATTATCATCACTGACTCATTATTCTCACCATAAAGAATTGCCAAGATTGAAAATATAAGACCTCCTAATTGGATTAAAAACTTGCGAGATGTAAATTTCTTTAGAACTTCCATAGTTCTCCTTTCAATTAAAAAAGTCCCTTAGGACTTCAATTTTATCTATAACTTCTTTTGGTAATGATGCGATGATTTTAATCTTATTCTCAGCTCTTGCTTTCCATAAATAGAAAGTATTTATTCCACTTAATTCTACCCAACTTGCTAAAACTACATTTGAAAAAGCCGACATATCTCTTTCGAACATAGAGCCAGTAAACAGAGCAATCGTTAGAATAACAGCTAAGAAGTAACTAATTCTTACTAACTTTTTACTAAACTCATTCTGGGATGATATCTTCGTATCCAATCGATCCTGGTGTCCTTTCTCCACGTACCATGGCTATATAATCAACTAATCGACCACGACCAACCTTACCTCCAGAATCAACAGAGAAAGTTGTTGTGAATCCACTCTTTCCAAAGTTATGAGATATTTCAGTGATTAAACCCAATTCAGTTGTTCCATCTTGATCTATAATACTAGCTCCATCACCAATTAATAAAAATGGTCTAAATGGTCCAGTAAAGCTTTCAACTTTACCAACACTTTCTAATCGTGCAGCAATTGATTCAGCTATACTCGTTGCATTAACTAATGTAGTTCCTTCTGGGACTTCAACAAACAATGTTTTATTTGATTGAAGATTCCAACCAGCATACGACTGAACATCGCGATAAACCTCAACAACCCATTTATTATCATGGATACAAACTTTTTTAAATGAGGACTCATCGTCTCTTCGAATACTTCTACTGAAGATATCTTTATTTCTTAAAAAAGTAAAAGTAGATCTACTTGGGAAATAACTATATTCAAGATTACCAATAATAATTTGACCATCTAGTGACTCCTCAATCTTCCAAGTAACCATTGTTTTTAATATCTCATTTATAGCACTTAGAACATCTTTATCAGCTGTAAACTTAAATGATCGCTGATTCGCTTCATATTGTATCTGGTATTGATCTTTGGTCAAATTAGCATATTCGAGCAACTCTTCAAAAATACCACTTAAGGTTTTATAGGTTATATCTTTATGATTGTTTAACGTTTGATCTTTTAGTGCTTTTCCAATTAGATTTCTTCCATCTACTTGGACAGACTCTGATAAAACTGAGTAATCAGAATGATCAATATAGAATGTACCCATATCTATCTCATCTTCATCACCAAGAGCAAATTTAAAGATTATTTTTGCACCTGGTGAAAATAAACTATTCTTCTCATTTATGGCCACATTTCCGTCAAAATCACTTGATTCATTCTTAGGATTCTCAATTGATAAATTAAATGAGTAAATAGGATTATCAACACTATACTGTATACTTCCATCTTTTAAATAACGATTCATATCATATTGAAACTCATATATAATCATCTTTTGAGTGTCACCAGCTTTATATGAACCAATTAAACCAAAACCATTCAATGTTTTAATTTCAAGTAGTGAAACATTTGTATCTTGGCCAACTTTAATTTCATTAAGCCAATCTGGATCACTAAAATCACCCTTAAATTTTTCACTAGGTTTTCCATATAACTCACCACTTTTTGTATAAAACACTTGTCCTTCTGTATCATAAAACTGCAAGAAATCCGGGAATGATCCATTAGCAATCACTCCCGAATTTTCAAATATTAGCTGCATAAATCACCTCACATTACTTCTGATTCATCAATAGACTCAATGATAATTTCTTCCTTTACTGGAAAATTAATAGTTTCATGACATAATCCACAAGAAGTACATGCTATTACATCTTTATTCGTTTCAAAATAGAACACTTGACCACAAGTGCATTTTATTTCACCATGTTTCATTTATATTTCTCCAAATTGAATTGCGAATGATGTATCAATAACATACTGATCAGTTTTATGAACACCATCAACAGTGTAATCTGCAGTAATTACATCACTCACCGCAGGTGGAGTATTGAATATAACTCTTGAAAATGGCAATAATCTATAGACATACATAAGATTATAAATTGATGGATTACTTGAACTACTTCCAACGACAATTGTTGAACCTGAATCGGTCATGTCAACATTATAATTACCGCCTAACGGAAAATCTGTTGGAGCAACAAGGTCCCAACCAGTTCCATTCCAATAACGGACCTTAACATTACTTGCAGACCAATCAGTTGTTACCAATATTGTGCCGTCATAGTTTAAAGCAGGTTTAACAGTAGTTGTTGATCCAAAACTTCCTGCTCTTAGTGTCCATATTGTTCCATTCCAATCATAAACTAAAGCCCCTGAGGTTTTTACAAATGCGATAACTTTTCCATCACCTGATAATGCGAATCCTGAATTTCCTTCATGTACAATTCCATGACTCACTCTAGAAACCCAATTTGTTCCATTCCAATCAAACACATACAACCCTGTACACGATATCAACATAGTTAATTTATCATTTGAAAAATCTATTCTATTTAAACTTGTAAATGTTCCTGATGGAACAGGTCGTGCAACCCAATTTGTTCCATTCCAATCATATGTATTTGGTCCAATTGCTAACAAATTTCCATCCAACGATAGTGTAACAACTACATAATTCGGTGTAGTTGGTGTATTTGGTCTTTTAACCCAACTTGTCCCATTCCAATCATATGTAAATACATATGGTGATGTTATAAAATAAACTGCCATTACACTTCCATCATTACTTAATGATACACTTTGTACCTCAGAAAGTGGTAGAACATCAACATTAGGTCTTTTTACCCAATTAAATCCATTAAAATCATAAACCATTAAATACGGATTCGATTTATATCCTAGTGCGACAACATTTCCATTATTTGAAACAGCACAATAACCTACTGAATTTGTTTGCCAAGGCAATCCACTAATTACATCATACGACCTTACACCTTTAAATATTTGTTCTACAATGAAATCTGTTGTTTGCACACCATTCTTTTTAATAACAACACTTATATCCCTTAAATTTGCAGATGGTATATCAAATTTAGTTTTAATACCATCACCAACACCCAATGAAACACCAACATAATTTTGACCACTAAAAACTGGGGTAGAGGGCAATTTTAAATTAAATACATTAGCGAACTCTAAAAATTTTACATGTCCATTACCAACAGTTGTTGCAAATCGTGGAACATTTGTTTTTCTTTGTTTATTAGGCACATCACTCGTCCAAGTCGCAGATGCAGTTGTACCAAGTTTTGAATATGGTATTGACACATCATTCACACTAAATGCACCAGTTGGTGCTACTGCTCCACCAATTAAATAATTAACTAATTGATTAGAACTTGGCATACTTAAATAAGTTAAATTAGGGTTAGATGTATCAAACGTCACAAATACAGTTGCATAAATAGTTATTACATCTACATCAGTTTTAACGATTGATATTGTATTTCCTTCTGAATCTTTCAACAATGAATGAGTCACAAGATTAGAATTTGTTGATCCAAATGCAATTCCAACTTCTGATATTGTGTTTCCAACATATTCTTCTGGATTTAAAACAATTTTTCGTTTCCAAACTGATAAAGGAATAGCTTTTACAATCTCTTCATCAACAGCTGCTTTTGTTCCTAGATGTGTAAATAAAGTAGTTCTTGAAGGTGAAAGCGTACCTGTTCCAGAACCAAAATGAATATTAACGAAATATGCTAAACCACCACATAATCGAGTATACATTTGACTCAAAACAATGTTATAAGACACAAGAGACTGTTTAACTTCACCTGTGTTCTTATCTACAATTTCAATATCAAACCGATTATGTATTTTGATATTATTCTTTATTTCCATGATTCTCCTTTATAGTGGATTACTACCAACTTTTGTTACTACGAAACTTAGATTTGAAATACTTATTGAAATATTATCTCCACTGTTTTTTGCATATGAATAATAGACTTGTTTTGGAACAAATGTAAGCGGAAGTGATATTGAAATATTTTCGATGTCATACCCTACTGGAGGTATTAATTCAGGAGTGAAGTTGAATACAAAACTTTCTATTGCAAATCTACTACCTTGATTTAGACAATCCAATTCGAATAAACTTCGATCATATGAAATATATAAATCTCCACTAGCACTAGTGAAATTACTCATACTAAATATAATTTCTGAGTTATCGATACCAGGTATAGTCGATATAACAGCAAACGAAATATTTGTATTATCTTTAACAGTAAAAGCAGATGCAACTTGTGTTAGATCTGCATCAATTAAGTAATTAAACTTCAGTATAATCGTATATTCGTCTTCATTTTCCGCGCTTATAGGTAGAGGATAGATTGGTTCTGCAACATTGAACCATGGAAGAATACATGTGTTAATATTTTCATCATCTAACTTAAAATTTAAATGCGTTAAAGGAAGAACTTCAAATTTAATATCTTTAATCGATGACTTCAAGTACTCGTCTGGCGAAGCCATTCCAGCCCAATTACGTTGGGTAATAAACCATTGAACATTACCTAAACTATTTTCAATAACAAATCCCATACGATAATCATTCGTTATAAATAAATTTAACGAAACTCCTACTCCAACAAACTCAGTTACTAATTGTTCGTTTTCCCATGAATATGTTCCATCGAATTGCTGACAATAACTTCGATAATTTAATGTACCATCTGATTTGATAAATCCAACCACTATCCCTTGGTCTTTATCGATATACGAAGCATTCTTCCATGCACGAATCGCTTTAACTTTTATAACATCTGAAGCTAATTGAAATTTAGTACTGACATCATCCCAATATTGAGACCAAAGATTTCCTAAATTATCAACCCAAAAAATAAATGGCTTCTCGGAAGTAATTAATCTCCATAGTTTTCGATATCTAACCCAATTACCATCGAATGCGATTGCTACAGCACTACCTGGCCCTAAATCAAATTGATCTTTCCAACCATCTTTTAATTTATCAGGATATTCTCGAATAGCGGTTCTAACTAAACCTGTATCAACATGAATTTCATAAATACGATCTGGAGGACCAAAAGCTTTTAAACGTCTTCCAGCTAAACTAATATCACCTAATCCACTTTTACTTCTGATTGTTTCTGTTGTGAAATATGACGTATCCATTACCGTAGTTTTAGCACGTGCAATTGTCACACTCATTCTTGGATCAGAATTATTGGCTTTAGTCTGATGTTGAGACATCAATTTATTTAATAATTCAGCTGGAATTTCTCTCATAAATCTCCTATTTCATTGATATAGAATTTGAATGTACCGAAATACAGAACATTCTCTTTCGTCAATCTAGGGGTCTTTCTTACCCATTGCACTGGTTCATCAATATAACCGACATAATAATTTGAATCTTTAATTAAAGTGAACACTTCACCATTAGCCTGTCCTAAATTTATTGCATCAAACTGAATTTCATTTGTAAAAATCTCAACAGTAACATAAGGTTGAGGATCTCCAATAGTTTGAACATGGTAAGTCCCATCAAATAGTTTATTTTTGATTTTAGTTGATTCGTATTCAATTGGTGAAATTTCTTGAACATATTTTGCGATTGATACATCAGAAGAATTTTTTAATTGCATTATTTACGAACCTCTCTTCTGAGTCTGTCCATTAGTATATCAACCACACTTGTCATCTGACCTTGATTGTCAATACCCTCAACGCGTATCACTCCAGTATGGTTATGAACAACTTCACCTTGAGTAAATGCTGCAATCGAACTATCTGCCATTTGATATACCTGGTTATTTAATTTACCAATCGAGTTCTGTAAACCCAATGCGAAACCTTCACCAGTAAATGCTCCAATCTTTTCGAACTCTTTAGATGGTGAATTGATATCAAGAGCTTGTTTTGCTGAATCGATTAATCCTCCAGCAATGCCTTTTATTCCATCAAATAATGATCCAACCATTGAGCTAATACCACCCCATAATCCATTTATGATATCAATACCTACTTGAAATAGATCTATACCTAGGAATGGCTTTAAAATGTAATCATTAATCAATCCAGGTATTCCACCTCTCAAGAAAGAAAAAAAGACATTCTTAATGCCTTCCCATAATTTATTGAAGATACTCACACCTGCATTCAAGAAGTTTGTAAACATCGTACCTAATCCTGTAAACATATTATAGAAAAATGTCGTTACAGATGTCCATATTTCACTTGCTTTTGTGCTTATCCATTCCCAGTTATCAACTACAAGTTTCCCAATGGCTATTAATGCAACAATAGCTACAACTACTCCACCAATTATTGGCAGCATACCAACGAATGCAGCACCAGCTGTCCCACCCATTACTCCGGAAATGATTCCCCATAATCCGATTAAGTTTGAAATAGAACCTGCTAACATACCAAGTATTACTAATACTGGACCGATTGCAGCTACTATCGCAAGAATTATAAGTATTGTTCGTTTAGTCGAATCATCTAATCCTTTGAACCATGTAGTAACATCTTTAAGTATCTGAGACAATGATTCGAAGATTGGTCCTAGAGCACTTTGAATTTCTTTTCCAAGTTCTGCACCAGCTATAGTCAAATTATTCATTGCAACTGTTGAATTATCAATTGGATCTAATGTTGAATCGAATGTAGTTGCTGTTGATCCAGCATAACCAGATAAAGCATCAGTCATACTATCAATTTCAAATCGACCAGTTCGAATGCTTTCAGTGAATTCAACTGCAGCTTTACTTCCAAAAGTTTCAGTTGCTATTTTTAAAGCATCTGTTTCAGTTTTAGCATTCTTGATTGCATCAATCGTTTTTGTGAATTCTGTTGTTGCATCTTTTCCGGATGATGCCCAATTTTTATTTGCTGTTTTTAAAGCAGCAAATACGTTGTCAACATTCATACCAGACTTTTCAATTTGACCAAGTAACGCAACACTCTCATCCATATCAAAACCAACAGTTCTTAATTGTGCTCCATATTTTTCGTATGAAGAGAACAATTCATCAACTGATATACCAGTCTTTTGACTTGCTACAGTCGCAATATCGAGTAAGTCATTGTATTTACTCAATGGTTCGCCTGATGCTTCTAATGACCTAGAAACAGTTGCTATGGCTGTGTTAACATCGATTTTATTAATCTCTGCAAATTGTAAAAAAGCTAATGAAGCATCCTCAAGCTCTTCATTAGCAAATCCAAATCGAGTACTAACTTCACCAACTGCATCTGAGACAGCTTGTGTTTCAAATGGGAAGTTACCATATATTGAATCGAAAACCTTAGTCAATCCTTCAAGCTCTGTACCAGTTGCGCCAGTCTTAACGATAATGTTGTCATATGCTTCATCAATTGTTTTAAATGCAACAATAGCACCAGTCGCAACCGCCATAATTGGAACAGTCACATTACGAGTCATTGACTCACCCGTAGACTTCATTTTTTGGCCAACATCATCAACTTTTTTAGCCAGTTCTTCAAAATTAGCAGTACCTTTTTCAACTTCTTTTGATACTGATTTTAAATCAACTTCATATTTAGTTAACTGTGTCTTAGCACGTTCAAGTGCTAAAGTTTTCTTTTTTATTTGATTTTCATTTGCACCTTCAGAAGCTGAATAGTCTTCCAACTCACGAGTTAGTGCTTTAATTCTATCTTTATGTAATGTTACTTGTTCTGAAAGGTATTTTTGCTTGTCGGCAAGTTTATCCGCAGCTTTAGTATTTTCATCATACGCAAGAGTAGTTCTTTTAAACTCATTCTTACTAATTGCTAATTGATTATTAACTTCACTTAATGATCGTTTAAAATCAGCTACACCATCTGCAGTGAACTCAAGACCAACGCGCTTAATATCATTTTTTGCCATACTTACTCCTTTCTATTTCATTGTGATAATCAACCATTTTATAAAAAGTAATAGGATCTGAACTCCAAAATTCGTCTTCAGAAAGACCCATAGCATGAGCTATATAAAGACATCTAGCCCAATCTATTTCGTTATCTTCAACAGATTCAACTTCTCTTGGCTTTTTTTTTGGAATTTCTCAACTTCTTCTTGAAATCCAGAAATAAGTTCAAAGAAAGTATCCGTTTCATCAATTGGAACTAATGCTAATGCATCTTCTTTAGAAATCTTTTTACCATTTGAATACATCAACGCGTAAATCATTGTAGACATCATTTCAATTTGCTCATTGGAGTCTTCTGTTTTACTTGCCTCACTTAAATTGTGTTTGCCTTTAGCAATCATATTTAAAGTAAGCATGTTAACTTTTATCTCTAAAGTAGTACCATCTTGTAATTTAATGAATTTCATATTTTCTCCTATTGCCCTTTAAAAAAGGGTCGATGTGACCCTTACTTCTTATCCTTCTGGTACAGGTTCTAATGCAGTAAGCATTGCCTGATCTAATACTGGTTTAGAGAAGAATAAATCCTCTGTTAACCATAATGGATATGTAGACATATCCGACTGAACATATACCTTGATATTACCGAAATCATCAAATGGTAATGCTGTGATCGTTAATGTATCATTCTGTTCTTTGAATGATCCTTCTGACGTTTCAACTGAATCAGTATTAGTAGTTAATTGACACTTTGGAAACCACTCAAATCGATGTTTTCCATTTTGCATTTTAACAACTTTACCATACGCAAAATATGGACGTTCTGTGCCAGCTCCGGATAAAACAAGACCTCCAGTTTCAACTGTTTCCGAACGCATTTTTGCTAATGTCTCAGCAACAAAGGCAATTACTTCAACACTTATTTCTGCACTTCCTTGACTAGAAACGTTTTGAATCAATTTTCCAGAAGCATAAATTGGAGTAGCCTCAGATGATTCATTTGTTTCAACACTCTTTACAACTTCTGTCTTTTCAACATCAGCTGAATATGTTTTAGTGTCGATGTTAGTCGCAAAACAAATGTATTGAGCACCTACTGATTGCTTAATATTAGGTGTTTTTTTTGTGATCATAAATTCCTTTCTAAAGACCTAAAGTCTTCTTCATCGTTTCTTCATACTTCTTTTGATTCTTTTCAAACATAGGAATCATATGAGGTTGTTTACCTTTTTTATAATTAAAAGCACCAAACTCAAGCATAACCCCATAATATTTACCCCACCCAACTGTAACTTCAACACGACTTTTATTGACTTTATATTTGAATAAATCAACAAGATGCATGTAACCAGGTTTTCTGATTTCACGATATGGTGTGGGTAACTTCTTTAAGTCATCTACAAATTCTTTTGCACCTGCTTCTAAT